AATGACGATTATAAATTTTATTTAATAGGTTGCTCAACTATTAGCTAATGGCAAATTTTGAGTTAAAAGTTGACGGAGTAGATGAATTATTAAGAAAATTCGACAATCTTCCAAAAGCAACAGAAAATCATTTTAGTACAGTTTTATCAAAATATCTTGCCTTGATGAAGTCAGACGCAAGAAGCTTGTCTCCAGTTGATACTGGTGCGTTAAAGTCTAGCATCAGGGCTTATAGGACAGGCAAAATATCTGGTATGTTTACAGCTGGTAATCCTGACATGGTTAATTCAAAGGGGAAAAGGGTGATTTATGCTGGTTATCAAGAGTTTGGAGTTGGAAGCGGTTTCCATATTCCAGGATTTCATACTATAAATAGAAGTGGCGTGTTTAACTATGCTTATTTGTTCAAAAATAAACATACGCCTAAAAAAATAAACATACCTTATCGTTCTTATATGTTTACAGCTTTAGACAACAATTACGAAAAGATGTTAAACGAGATGGCTTCATTTAAGTTTTAATATAAATATATTTCACTAAATTTGTGTAAATGAAAGACTGCGGATTAGCTATAAGAAAGGCTTATTTTGATAAGCTAAATGAGGAGTCTTATTCTCTGGAAGTTTATGATACCATAGCTCCAGATAATGTAGAGCCTCCATTTCTTATTATTAGTAGTCAAACATCTGCTGAGAATAGTGACAAAACAAGTTTTAACTTCGATGTTACAATTCAATTTGATATAGTGTACAAGACTTCAAAGTCAGGTGAAGTTGGTCAAAAAACGGTTGATAATTTGACTAATGAGCTTTTGGGAATCATAGGGGTTTATCCTATAGACTATCCTAATGCTGGTCCTGATTTTAATATTGTAACAAGAAAAGTTGGGTCAAATCAAGCCATATTTGATTATGTTGACCAAACTTATATCTTCAGAAGAGTGTTAACATTTGAACATTTCGTAAATCAATTATAAAAAAGATAAAATAAAATAAAATGGCAACAACAGGCGTATTTAACGGAACCTCATTAGTTGTATTGGTTGGAACTGAAGTTGTAGCACACGCTACTTCTTGCTCTTTGAGCTTATCAGTTGACTTACCAGAAACTACAGACAAACAAAGTGGTGGATGGACAGAGCATTTAGCAGGTGCTAAGTCTTGGACTTTAACAACTGATGGTTTAGCTACAGTTGACCCAGCTGCTACAGCTTCTTATTACACTACAGGTGAAATCATGAGTGCACTTGCAAATAGAACAGCTGTAACTGTTAAGTTTACTACAGTAAGCGGTACTACAGCAGTTGTAGGTGACTTAGTTTGGTCTGGTTCTGCATTTATTGAAAGCATGGATATTACTGCTGACATGGAGTCTCCAGTTACTTATTCTGCTTCATTTACAGGAACTGGTGCTTTGACTCAAGGAACTAACGCATAATAACCAAAAAATAACCAAAACATGAGAGGACACTACGAACTAACTCTTTCCGATGGAAAGAAAATACCGATGCGTTTCTGCACATGGAGTCTTAAAAGATTCTGTCAGTTACAAGGTGTTGGACCATCAGAAATCGGCGAAGCAATATCAGGGAATAATTCTCTTGAGGCTATTACAAATTTGTTAAGAGCAGCGGCAGAATATCCCTTATATAAAGAAGGAATAACACCTAATTTTACAGATTTAGATGTTTGTGATTGGGTAGATGATTTAGGTGGAATATCTGGAAAGAAATTTCAAGATGTTATGACGGCTTTAGCTGATAGTATAAATAGTGGTTTAGAACAGCAACCTACGAAATCCAAAAAAGATGGAGTAAAAAAAAATTAGAGTGGATTGATATAGAGAGATTTACAATGGGGGAGTGCCAAGTGCTTCCCCATTTGTTTTGGGATATGACGATGGCAGAATTAGACTTTATATGGTATGGTTATAGGCATAAAGAAGAGCAAGATTGGGTTAAATGGAGATGGCAAACAACATTATTGATTAATTTACAATTGCCTAAAGGGAAGAAAATCAAACCTCAAGAGTTACTTGAGTTAGACATAGATAATCGTAACTTTGTGAAACAAAGAGTAATGACCCAAGAAGAGTTAAACGAGGTTATTAAAAAATATGAAAATGTTAAACCAATAGGATAATGGCTGAAGAACAAATTAAAATTAAAATATCCGCAGATGCCGAACAGTTTAAAGTAGTATCTGCTGCAGTTAAAAAAGCATTATCTGATGTAGGTAAAGAAGCCGACATCACCGCTGGTAAAATAAAAAATGTTGGCAAAGCGGTAAGTTCAAGTAACCAACAATGGACAAACCTTGCTCTAGTCATTCAAGACTTACCCTTTGGGTTTAGAGGTATTCAGAATAACTTACCTGCTTTGGCTTCAAGCGTTGCTGGTTTTGCAGGTCCAGCTTACTTGGCGTTTTCTGCCTTAGTAGCAGCAGTTACAGCTTATGATATGGGGTTATTTGGTGCTAAAAAAACCACAGATGAGTTTGCCAAAAGCTTAGCTGATACGAATAGCGAAATTAAAAACTCTGTAAATTATACAAATTCTCAAGTTGCTACATTACAAAGTTTACTTCAAATTGGATTAGACTTAAATGTTTCGGAAAATACTAGAAAAGAAGCTTTAAAGCAAATAAAGGAAGAATTAGGCAAAGTTAACAAAGTAGAAGCTGATAGAATTAAAAATATAGGTGATGCTATTTTAGCTGTTAATTTATATACAGAAGCTATTAAAGCTCAGCAATTACAAGAAGTTTCTGGTAAAAAAATTGCCGAACTTCAGATTGGCTTAATTGAAAAAAGAGACAAACTTGAAACAGCCAGAAGAGTAGCAAATAAGAATACTCCTAGTGCATGGTTTCAAGCATATTTAGGATATCCTGATATACAATCAGCGGAAGCGGATGTTTTAAAAGCAGAAGGGTTAGTTAGACAATTAGAAGATTTTAATAAAAATGCAGTTAAAGCCAATCTAACCAATCCGTATAGTAATTTTAATAATTCAAAAGAAATAACTAAGGCTCAAAAAGACCAAGAAGCAGCAGCAGAAAAAGCAAGAAAAGCCAGAGAAGCTGAAGAAAAGAGAATGATGGCTGCTGAGGAATATCTTAAAAACTGGCAAATAAAGCTTAATACAGATATTGCTAACGCACAAGTGGCTGAAGGAGATAGGGTAAAAAAAGAACAAGAAGACGCAAGAAAACAAGAGGTAGATGATTATACTCAAAGAATACAATTATTTAAGACATTTTATGCTAACAAAATGCAACTTGCTGAAGGTGATAGACAACAACAAAAGTCTATTCTTGAGCAACAGATGCAAGACCTTGTTTATTTCTTTGAAACATTTGGAATGTACGCTGGGGATGTGGGAGATATTTTTTCTGATGTATATAAAAAATGGGTAGATAATAATAAGGCAATTACCGATGATGCAATGAAAAGTATTGTGCAAATTGGAATTGGCATTATGAACGCTTTGGGACCATCTTTAGACGCTTTATTAGAAAAAGGTGCTTCTCTTGGAGAGGTTATTGGAAAGGCTTTAACAGACATATGGAAAAAACTTGTAAAAGTTGCTATTGCAGCCGCTATTGCGGTAGCTATTGTAGCTGTATTTAAACCTGATTTAATTGCTCAAGCTGGTGGCAATTTAGCTTATTTTGGAAAACTAGTTGGTCAAGGAATGGGCATGGGTGCTAATCTATTTGGTTCGGCTGCTGGGGCTACAGCTACAAGCACAGCAACAAATGTGTCAAATTCTATTAACCCAAGTCAAGGAATGAATGTAAATGTGACTGGTAAAATATCGGGAAGTGATATAGTATTAGCAAATCAAAGAGCAACTTCAAATAATAACGTAACATTCTAATGGCATACGGAGAGAAATATAGACTGATATTTGACTCGATATACTCTAAGTCAAAACAAAATAGCACAGGAACTACTGCAACAGTATTCAAAGCTTCAATTTATCAAAATGGATGGAGCACCGCACCTGTTGATGTAACTGGTTCAAGCAACCCAGTTATTATAGAAACCGATAGAGGTTCAGAAATAGGTTACAGACCTATTATGGCAATGAAAGCTACCTTCACTATGGTAGTTGACTCTACATTTGATGTTAGTCAATTTATGACTTGCTCTGGCACTGATTATTATTTACTAGTTCAAAAAGGAACTAGAACAGATGTTTATACAGGAGGTCATTATTCAAGTTCATCTTATTCTTGGACTGAAACAGTTTATAAAGGTTTCTATGTACCAATTACAGATGTGTCAATACCAGACGTTCCTCCTTATGAGTTTAGAATGACATTCTCTGATGGCTTTCATTTCCTTAAAAATAGCTTATACTATCAAGGTAGTTCAGAACAACCTTTAGGATTTAGAGCAGGAGACAAAATAACTTTACATCAGTTAATTACAGATGCTTTAGCTGCTACAAATATGGGATTCCCTTTTGCTACATCATTCTTCTTTGAGAATAGTGGCATAGGACATACAGGTTCAAAAAGACAATTAGAAAGCATTTATGTATACAAAAACGCTTTGTTACAAGATGCTGGAACTTATTATACATACTACGAAATTCTACAAGCCATCCTTACAAGATTCGGCTTAATGTGTTATCAATATAATGGTACTTGGTATATCATGGATTATAAAGAGATGACCAATGGCACTACTAATCCTAGAATAACAACCTATAATGCTGCAGGTGTTTATCAATCAACTCCAACTACAGTAACATTTGATGCTTTAACTGTAAATGGTACAACCTTTAGACAGTCAGGTCAAAGTCAAATTAACAGATTAGGTTTACCTAAAAGATTCATTTCTTTTACTACAGACTTTAAGAAATTTATTAAAACAGGTGTTAAGAATGACGAGTTTCAAGCTTGGAGTAGTTCTACTGTTTTATATAACTGGGTAACATTTGGAGGTGGCACAATTGCCAATAGATTTACATTAAGTACTGGTAGATATGCTGCTCAAGTTACAGGTACGGCAACGCCAACTAAATATTTAATTAGTAATAACGTTTCTGTTAAAGCAGGTGATACTATTTTGATTGACTGGTCTCAAAACACAATATATACAGGAACTAATCTTGATACTGCAATATTTTTGCAAGGTGATGATGGAGGTTCTTATTTCTTACAAACAGATGGTAGTTTTACTTCTGCTGTAAATAAGTTTAATGCTACTACCGCTTCAGCTGCTAGTATATCTCCAACTATTAAAATTCCAGTATCTGGGTTAATAAGAGCAGAAATATATCAAGGTACTTCTGATGGTTATTTTGAGTTTTTTAAGGTACAAGTAAGAGGTGGTTCTGACAGTGGGACAGATGCTGCAGGTATTAATAACATTAATAGCATGATAGAAAGAGGTAGTTCAAGTGCTACATTTACCTCTGGTGATACAGACTTTACTAACTCTTTTTACAATTATGACCCATTAGTATTGCCTAATAACTACATATCAGCATCCCAAAACTCTGCATCTAATACTACGGCATTTATATCATATATGACGGATTCAAATATGAATGTGCTTCCTGATACATGGTATTATGATAATTCTGCTGGTGCGGATTATTTATATGTTTGGGTGCTTAAGAATATGGCTAAGAATGTAATGCAAAACTTTGTAGTTATTGAAGGTTCTTTTGTTACTACCTTAAACCCATTAAATAAATTCTTCTCATATACCATGATTAGCGTAGGAACTAAGAAGTATATTTGCATGGATTTTAAATGGGATTTAAAAATGGCTGAAGTAGATGCAACATTATATTCAGTGAACTTGATAACATCAACACCAACGATAACTCCTATTAAATATTTAAATTATAACTCATAATGGCATCTAAGATTAACGGAACTAATATTGTTTTATACTATTTTGATACTACCACAAGTACAGGAACGCCTTTTGGTGCTGCTACAAGTTGTACTTTTAGTGCTTCAGTTGACCAAACAGAAATCACAGCAAGTGACTCTGGTGGATTTAAAGAGTTCAAGAATGGTCAAACTACATGGCAAGTAACTTGTGATGGCTTTATGTCATTATCAAATAACTATAATTACGCTTATTTAGCTCAGTTAATCTTAAATAAGACTCCAATCACAATCAAGTTCTCTATAGACAACGATAATGGGGATGGTAGCCACGATTATGGTTATACTATATTTACAGGACAAGTTAACCTTGTTTCTTTGTCATTAACAGGACCTGTAGAAAACACATCAACTTATTCAGCTACCTTACAAGGAACTGGAGGTTATTCTATAGATGGTGTGTCTGTATCTACTTCAGGTATTGCAATAGGTTCTCAAGTAGTTAAGATGTTTGATTATACAGCTAGTGGTGGTGAGACAACAATCACATGGGCTGGTTCTATAGGCTTTAGCTGTTTTAGTGTAACTAGAGGTGGCGTGGAAGTTCAAAATATTATAACATCAGGAACTCCTGGAACTAATGATGTTAAATTTAACACTGTAACAGGTGTATTAACATTTGGCTCACCATTAGCAGCAGGAGAATTTGTAAGAGCATTATTTAAATAATATGGCACAATTAGTATTAGCAAATATATTAGCAGGTTCAGGTAATGTTCTTGCAGGTGGTGATAACGATGGTAACGTTACTAAAGTAACTATAGGAACCAATTTAACGCTATCTGGAGGAGTTTTGTCTGCTAGTGGAGGTGCAACATTATCATTAACAACAACAGGAACTAGTGGTGTTGCTACTTATACTGGAGGCGTTCTTAATATCCCAAATTACACATATACCCTACCAACAGCAAGTACAACAGTATTAGGAGGCGTAAAAGTTGATGGTACAACAATTACCATATCTGGTGGAGTTATTTCAAGTGCTGCAGGATATACCCTTCCTACGGCCTCTAGCACTGTTTTAGGGGGTGTTAAGATTGGTTCAGGTGTTACTATTACCTCAGGCGTAATAAGCGTTTCTACGAACTACCAGGCACCTTTAAATGGTACTGGGTTTGTAGTAGCAAGTGGTACTACAATTTCTTATGACAATACATCTTATGCATCTGTTGCTTTTACCAATGCTACTTACCTAAAAATATCAGATGCTTCTGCTACATATCTTCCATTAGCTGGTGGGACTATGTCAGGCAATATATACTTCCCAAATAATGGTACTGGTTTAATTTGGGGCTCTAATTACTCTAAAATATATGATAACGCCAATCTTCACATATTTACTGATGATGTAACAAATTTTGAATCAGGTAATGGTTCAGGTCCTTTTTATTGGAGAACTGGTGTTTCTAATTCAGGAACAGGTGGAACTACAAGAATGACCCTAACTGGTCCTGATTTATCTGTAACTGGTAACGTGACAGCTTCAGGATTCTTTAGAATTGGAGGTTCTTCATCAGAGTTTTTAAAGGCTGACGGAAGTGTAGACTCTACAGTTTATGCATCTACTGGGTATGTAAACGCTACTTTCTTAACAACCTCAGCAGCATCTTCTATTTATTTCCCAATATCAGGTGGTACTTTTACAGGTGGGATTATTGGAACTACAGCTCAGTTTACTGGATATGTAAGACAGATTAACTATATATACACTAATACTTCTTCATATACTTTAGTATCGACAGACGTTAGTAAGAACATTCTGATGAACGTATCATCAGCTAATACTGTGACAATACCTAACGATTCTTCTGTAAACTTTACCATAGGTACTGAAATTAATGTATTCCAATATGGTACAGGAGCAACAACAATCGTAGGTGCAGGAGGAGTAAGCTTGAGAAGTAGACTAAACCTAACCAAGATAGGCGGTCAATACACAGGAGTAACCTTAATGAAGACAGGTTCTAACGAATGGTTAATTGTAGGTTCTTTATCTTCGTAATATGAATTTAATCAATACTGGCATATTAATGCAGAGGTACTTAGTTTACATTAACTTTTACTTCAATTTAGAGGCTGGAAATGACGGTTACATGGAATGCTATAGGTCTTTAGATGGTGGTTCAACATATACCCTAGAAAGTACCTTAAATTTCGATGGTGCTAGTTATCAGTTTATATGCTCAGAAAGCGATTTGTTTTATGCCAAAATATACCAAACTGCAAGGGCAGACATATCTCAAAGAGGTCAGATACAAACCTTTGAAAATGGCACAACCCTAATAGATAACGTTACTACAACGGCTGGGGGACTTCCTAAATCAGTATCTTCTACAGTACAAAGTGTAATTTATGGCAAGACTTATGATGTCTACGGACATTGTGGTTATGTGATTTAATTAGTATTTTTGTAGAAATTATACATAATGGCTTGTGCAAATACTAATGCTGACTTCAGACCAGCTAATTACAACATCCAAATATGGAGAAATGACACATGGAGTCAGGTTTTCCAATTGACTGCCAATG